TGTGACATTCTACCAGATTTTTTATCATAATGCAAGTAAGAACATACACCAGTCTCTCCTGTATATCTATTTTTTAGAATACGAATCGTTGTTGTGCAAGCTATAACATCATCTTCTGCTTGTTGATTTCTTTCTAATGCTATCACACTATCAGATAGGTGAGCAATACTTGCACTCCCTCGTAAGTGTGACAGGGTAACTTCCTTTCCATTCTCATGTCCAAGGTCTCCTGATGGTCTGCGAAGATGTGATACTAATAATAAACCAACTCCTGTTTCTTCTACTAAAGAACGTAGCTTGGTCATCAACACATCAATAGATTTTCTTTCATCTCCTTCATCTTGCCCACTAACTAGAATAGATAAGTGGTCTAAAAATATCCACTTACAATCTAAAGACTTGGCCATATACCTAACCCTGGATAGTATCTCATCATTACTAATAGAACCAAAGTGGTCAAAGGCAAAGAACCTACCAGAACCTATAGTATCTTTCTGCCATTGGTTTAATTGTTCTCTTGAGAATTTATTTCGTATCTCTTTAATATACAATCTTTCATTAGCTTCCACTGACATAATGTTAAATGCAGTATTCTTTGTACTCTCCTCTAATGCAAGTATTCCTATGTTGTCATTAGAGTTTCTTAAAATATGATGCATTAACTCACGCATGATTGAAGACTTACCCATGCCAGCACCGGAAGTAAATGTAACTAATTCTCCTGTTCTCATACCATAAGTTTTTTCATTCATGTCACTCCAAGGATAAGGTATAGTTTCACAATACTCCTCATCATATAAAGTATCTCCTAGCTTTGCTAAATTCATTATGCCTGCCGGTGTATAGGATTCTGCACTCCACCAATCTTGCACAAAGTCTTTAGCTTTACCCATCTTCTGATATTCATTTGGGTCTTTATGTTCCAGTCTAACAATTTTACATTTGTTAGGTTCAAATAATTGAGCAACCTTTTGTGAGGCCTCAATTCCTGGTTTGTCTGTATCAAAACAAACGACTACATTTTCAAAACTATTTAGGTATTCCAAGTGTTGTTTGCAATTCTGCACTGCACTTTGAACTCCATTCTTTATTGATACTACTGCCCACTTACTTCCTAACATTTCGTAGGTAGACATGGCATCTATTTCTCCTTCAGTGATAGTAATATATTTACCACCAGACTTAAATAAATTCTGTCCAAATAACAAGGCCTCTCCTATATCTCCTTGAGACCATATTCTTTTACCCTCTACCTGACGAACCTTTGTAGCCACATGACTACCATCTGCATTATAGTATTCATAGTAATGATGAGATATTACAGAACCATTTATTCTTATCTTTGTTCTATATTTCCTGGCAGTTTGTTCTGATATTCTTCTATCAGTTATACTCCCATACTCACCGGTACTAGAAACTTTGCTTGGTATTTCTACTACTTTGTTTTCCATCTTTGCCTCTCCAACATTATTAAATCTTCTTTGACACGAGAAACAGAAGGCATGTCCATCAGCATGTATGTTATATCCATTGCTTGAATTACCACAAGGGCACTTACCTCTGCTTATCCATTTACTTTGCATTAAAGTATTCCTGCGTTACTTAAACCTATAACAGTATATATAACTGTATACCACAATAAAAATTCTAACACTTTATATTCCTTTCTAGTTATTTAAATATATATATAATATAGTTATCAATAAAAATTCTAACACTTTATATTCCTTTCTAGTTATTTAAATGTATAATATATCATCATAATAAATACATATAATACCCATAGTGATAATAATAATATAAATAAATTAATAGTATATTTTATAATATAGTTATCAATAATATTATATATATATTTATATATTATAATAAACTTTTTCATAATGTCAAGTAATATCTTTCAGAGCAGTTTTATATAGCTCCTCTGCTGAATCAATATCTAAACCTATACTATTTCTACAATCTTGTTTTGCATACATTCTAGCTTCTTCATTCGAGCAACCTTCTCTTTTGTACTCCTTAAATAATTTCCTATACATTTTCTTTTCGTCTTTCTCCCAGAGATTAGTCATCTTGATTCTCCTAATAATTATATAATAAAAAAAATAAACTTACAAGTAATAATATAGGGAAAATATTATTAACCCATAAGTAATTTATCTTCTTTGGTTTTTGAAACCATCTGCCGGTAGCTTTTAATCTTCTTTCTCTATCACTACTCATTTTTTAAATGCTCTGCATCAGGCATTTCAGCATCTCCCAACCAAACTCCATCAGAGTTATTGGTTAGTCTTCTACCTCCATCTCTTTCAACACCTAATGCTCTTCTTAATTTATAATTTTCATCAGTTAATGTTTTAATTCTTTTGTTTGCATTAACTAATTGTCCTTGCAAATCTTTTACATTCTTCTCTAATAAATTTAATACAACTGGGTCGTACATTTTTACCTCCTCGTTAATAAATAGGCAAGTAATATAATAAACATTCCTACTACTATACCCCCTAAAAAATAATATAATATAAAAACTTCAGTCATTAATGTATCATCTCCACTCTTACTCCTTCTTGTAAAGCAATATATGTATTGATTCCCCACTCTTCTAAAGTTTTTAATGCTTCTTCTTTAGTTTTAAATTTTAATATATGGTTGTTATCATCTACTAATTGGTCAACCGGAAAGTTCTCCTTCCAATCACACTTCTTTATCAATTCATTTGAACTGAATCTATAGTGTGCTATCATATACATTCTTATCTCTCCTTCTATTATATTTCTTTTTGTTCTTCACAATTCTCTGCCTATATCTTGTGTCAAGTAAATTTTTTGCTACAAGATTTGGTATCCTAGATATTTTTTTTATTTTAATCATAAGGGTCTATTAACATTATACCATAAATATTCATTGTGTGCAACTGTTCATATCTTAATACCTTGTATATGTATATCTAAATAATCTGCAAGTAAATATCTTATCTCTGTGTAGCAATCATCACATAATAAAAGATTACATGCTCTGTTTGTCATATCTTCTGGATACCCTTCATTCTTTTTGCATCTTTGACATTTAATTTTTTTACTCATCATCTTTATCCTCTAATAATTTTCTACCTTTTACTAAAGCTCTTTTCTCTGCAAAGGATATTACTTTTCTCTCTCCTGATATTGCACCTATCTTTGGTAGTTTAGAGTCCTCCACGAGCTTTATATCCGGTTTAAACGATACTTCATCTCCAAAGAAGTAATCTTCTAGTTCATGGAATCCTCCTATGTGTAGAAAGATTTGTGGCACAGTTTTATGGCCGGCCTTTTTAAATCTCCTAACCTTCTCTGCTGTATCTAGTTCTCTCTCCTCATATGTTTCGCCGGCATCATCTAATAAAGACTTGGCCTCTGCACAATATACGCAATTCTTTTGTGTGTATATAATATATTTAATCATCTTTTAAATCCTCACTTCCTTGTACTATTTCCATTTGTCCATCATCTCCATAGTCTGTACCATCATAATGAACTGTAACATTTACTTTACCATTAGGTATCTCATCAACTTTAGTAGTCGTTCCCTCATCTGGTATGCCGGCTTCTATGTAGCAGTCTTGTAATTCTGATTCAGTAAGTTTCCTATCTGACTTTACTGTGTATCTTCTAGAATCAGTAGACCATTCTTCTACAATATATGTATATTTACTCATCTTGGCACTCCTTTGCTACTTCATTTCTTAATCTATGATTAATAATATCTAACAACATACTAGATGCTACTGTATTACTTGGTGCAGTGTCAAAGGCCAGGTCTGTAACTAATAATTGTAAAGCAATAATAGTATTAGGTATGGTTGCTTTATCTTGTATATCATCAAATAAATCATACACTTTTTCTGTTACTAAATTAATCTGTTCGTCATCTCCTAGTGGCCTTTTATCATCTAGCTTTACTACTTTTAATTTTGGTTTACTCTTCGTCATCTTCATTCTCCTTTACAAATTTATTTAAATAGTTAATTGAAAAATCTTCTATACCTTTACTATGATAATGTTTAACTTCTTTTCCTTTATAGGTACTCCAACGACCAGTAGTATAAACATATCCATATTCTTTATTATCTTTATTATATATAGTTAAAATACTATTACTATTTCTAGTATCTTTATATTTAATATTATTATCTTTAAGGTATTTTAAAACATACTCTATGCTCTCTCCGGTATCTCGTCTTAACCCACCTTTAGACCAGTAATAATCACTCATGTATATTTCTCCATTGTGTTTTAAATTGTTGGTGTTCTCCATAAAAATCTGAAATCCAAGTGCCGGTTCTTAAATACTGTCGCATCTCTCTTATATATGCTTGGCAACAATGATAGTCTGATATTGCACCTTTAACATTATTCTTCATAGCATACTTTAGAGAAGGCAATTTATCTTGATTAACTTCTATCCAGTATAAAACTTTATCTGCTGATAGGTAATAGTCTTTGCCTTTATCTAAAATATTTTTATGTGTCATCTTTATCCTCTTCATTATATATACCTACATCAGATAGGCATTGTTCTACTGCACACAATATCTCCATAAATATATCTTGGCCTTCTTCAGTATAACTTATTTCTTTGCCGGCCTCATCATAAGTAATATAACTATCGTAGTCTTTACCTAACTTCATCTGCATAATTTTATCTGCTTGTTCACAAGTATATTCTATATATTCATCTGCACTCAAATATTTATTATCGTTTATCATAGCTACCTCTTGATTCATATTTAACAAACTTCAACACAATCCTATCATCATCATCTCTTAAAGACATATTAAAGTGTTCCCAGATTTCATTCATCTCATCTCCATAAATATATATAAGTCTATCTTTTTGTTTTTTTCTTTTAATTGCTTTTGGTGGCATCTTTATTCTCCTTCTTCCATTTTGTAAAGTCATCTAGTTCTTGAAAGTGTGTTAATAACATATCAAGTGATGCACACGCACCTCTATACTCTGCTATGCTATGGCTATCATTACCTTCATACCACTCTGACTTAATATCTTTTACTGCATTTTTTAATCGTTGTAAAGTTATGTTCATATTTTTTTCTCCTTTAAATATCCTAATAAGTTTCCTAAATAAATACTTCCTGACGTTGATGAATAGGAATAATACCTATCAGTATTTTTATCAACATATACAACAGTATCTTTATTTTTCTGTTTTAATTCCATATCACAACCTAGCATATACCATAGGCTTTGATGTAGTTCCCAATGTTCTTGTGGTGTTAAATTTTTTTCAGTCATCTACCTTACCCCCCATGTATGTTAATCCAAATGCAATCATAATTAATACTGCACCACCTAATAAACTATTATTATCTTCTGTACTAGCTATTAATAGTACACCGGATATAAATAAAAATCCAGATAAAAAATAAAATCCATAACTCATTTCTTTAACTCCTTTCTTGCCATATCAATTAGTCGTAATAGTTTAAATAAATCTTTATTTAAATCATAGTCCTCTGTGTTTAGCTGATACTCTTCAGTCTGCATCTCCTCTAACTTCTCCTCTATATCATCTAATATAGATATCAGTTT